GAAGTATTGATGTTTATAATTAAAAAGATTCATTCTCTCAGTAAGTGTTAAATCAAATCCCGCTCTAGGTGCCCCTCCAATCCAAATAGACGCTGGAGTTCTTTGTCCCGCAAATACTTTATTAATACCAGCAACTAATCTCTGATAATCAGTTTGAAACTCTAAAAAAGGACTCTCTACTGTCTGTAACGCAATTTGTCTTTGAGCAATAGTCGGTCCCCATGGTTGTGTTGTTATTGTTAAATTTTTAAACCAAGGATCATTTACGGTATAAACATCCTCAAATATATTCGAATAACTAACAGGATTTGGGCTGTCCGCTAAAATTGTTAATGATGTTGTTCTTAAAGATTCTGACGCAAAGTCTGCAGCATTTTGATTTGATTCTACCGTATCAGATGAACATGAACATAATTCACAATCAGGATAAGTTATTGTGGGCAATGAAATATTTTTAAATGGATCACCCAAAGAATTAAAAATATCTTTAAAAGATGGCGGCTTATTACAATTAAGACTTACAAATGGAATTGCGTCGACAACTTTACAAATAATATAAACAAACCAAGCTAAGACTCCATAAACAAAAGTTATTAACGCCTTTAAGATTGGCCATAAGAAAGCCAATAAATGCACCACAACCATAAGTGGTATCAATAAAAGTGTTATAAAACTAAAGAAGAAATTAAATATGATAAAAATTAAATCGAAGTTTTTAACCCCGTCGTTCGTAGGAAACTTGTTACTTGTTGAGTCACACGTATTTTCTAAAATTTGTTTAATACCTATAAATCTTCCTCTGTTCGTTCCTTTATGATACCCATCTAAAAACTGTGATACAGTGTAAACTCTGTTGTAACCAAATTCATAGAATGTGTCTTCACAATTTATTGCCGCTTGTGCGTTAGCATATTCGCTCCAATCTAAAGAGAAGGCGTATGATTTTTGAACCGCTTGATACTGAGTAGTTCCTGTTGGGAAACTATAAGGATCTGTTACAGGACTATTCCACCCATACTCTTTAATATTTGGAACCAAATAAAACGCCCTTTTAGTCTGTTCTCCCAAATCCGGTGACTGCTCCCACTTAACTTTAAATCTATATTTACCTTTGGTTGGTACTCCGATATTAGGGTCTAACGAAATTGTTCTTTCCCCGAATTCATTTGTTATGATGTAATCCAAATTCATTGGGACATCAACTAACCATGTTCCGTCACCGTCTATTACTTTTGAACCACCGTCAAATTCATATTCTTCTAATACAGGTTTTCCTGTACTATCTTGTCCGATTGTCTGCCTAATACATAATATTTCACCAGGTCCTGAATTAAGGTCACATAAATTACCAGCCTCAGTTGCAGGTCTACAATTTTTTCTTAAAACTCTTGAGTCACCAGCAGAAATAACTGAACCCATAAAAACTGCCGTTGGCTGTATATCAATATTTGCATCATCTCTTAAGTCAAAATCAACTCTGTTGATTGCAATTTGGCACACCTCAGGTTGTCCCCATAAAGGTGAAACATCTATGTTTGCCTGTAAATTTAATATTTGAGGTAAAGAGTTTAAATCCGCCGAGGCACTAAATGAATTTCCATTAAATTGGTTTTCATTTGCTAAACCCATTCTAATCAAATCTTGTGGGGTAAGGCTGAACTCTCCGATATCTGAAAGGTCTGCATCCATAACCACAGTTTGATTCCCTAATGGAACTCCCATGATCATGTAGTCACCACTATCGTTAGTCTTAACAGTGTACTTGTAATACTTGTCATAAACTTGAATAACTGTTGGGTTTGTTAAAGCATCGCTTCTAGACGGAAACGTTCCTGTTGGAACATGGGAAGAATAAGATTTCTCATATGGTAATAAATTATATCTATACCCATCTTCATTCTTATCTGTTGGTGATTTATACGGATATAAAACACTTACTATTTCATTATTCTGATCTTCTTGTGCAATTGGGACAAAGACCGAAACTCTAACATTCGGTAATCCGAATCCTCCGTTAGCGGTAACACGTCCCACAACTACCCCATAGTCCGCACAATTTCTTGTATAGATGTCGTCGCTTTGAATCTTCAAAGAAAGTATTTCCAAGAAATCAAATTCTTGGTCAATTTGTACGTTGATAATTTGGTCTGAACCCGGTTCAGTTCGTATTCTGTAGGAATTACCCATTAATGCCTTTTTTGATAAATAGTTTAACCCCCATTTTCTAAGGAAAAGAAATGGCGTATTAATCAATGATAACCTAATGGTTGATTAAATAAACTTAAGTAAACGAAACGTTTTGGAAGTTCTTGACTCTTACTCTAATATCCTTCTGTGGGTATCTTATTTGATAGACCTGACTTGGTTGTGCAAATATAGTGTCATCAACTGGTCTTATCTGTCTTGTTGCATCATCAACATATGGCATTGATGTCTGAGATGAAGAATATTGACCACCAACTTCATTATAAATTTGAATTCCCGCAACAGTAATAACTCCATTCTCATCTTGAACTAAACTATTCAATTGGGCTAAATAAATGTTTTGTCCTAACTGTCTAACTTGTGGATCCATGAATGTTGAGATCTTATTAACAATGTTTGAGATAACTTGACCTTGGTTCTGTGTTGAGTCTAAAACAACTGCAATATCAACACTAACATCAATCACTTCTGCAGTTTCAATTGAAATATAATCATTCAACATTCTATAGTTAGATAGATAATTTGCTAAATTTTGTTTTAAAGTATTTGAAACAATTGAGGTTAATTTACCTGAGGTATCGTAAGATAATATTTGAACTAATACTTTATTATTGTTTTCCGTGATCGCAACTTTAGCCGGTGCTCCGAATTGTGATGGCATTTTTCTAACAAGTGCCTCATAATCATTAACTGTAACCGCTCTATTTTGAGACGCGAAGTTGAAAGATACATAATTTCTTGCATCCTCTACTGTTGGTTGTCCTGCACCTCCAATAGCGGCGGTAACATTATTACATCTTAATGACCCAACAACCTGTTGGTTTATTGATTCAGATGGACCATTCACAAAAAATGACACTGTTCCAACTTGATTAATAACATTGGTTCCTAAGTTTGTTGATAATCCTCCACCTGTTCTATATTGAATAAATAAAGTAGTATTTGCCTTAAGAGCCGACCCTAATGATAAATTGTTTTGATACAATTGTAGGTTCAGAGGAACCCCCAATGTGGTAAACTGATTAAGAGCATCTTGAGCTGTGTTTGTTCCACCACCAAAAGTCATCTTTAAAAATCCTTCAGGTGTGTATTCAGTAATAAACTTGTCTTGTGTTTGAATATAACGACCTACTTTAATACCTGGCTGGTCTGATACTTTGGTTGGGTCTTCGATGAAGATTCTATCTTCAGCTAAAGCATCAACTTCATACCATTTGTTTTGTAGACCTAAAAATTCATTAACTGTAGGTACTGTCGTGTAACTTGTACCATCCTTTAAAAGAACACTTGTAACACCTAACACATTCTTTTCAGGTAGAAATACCTCTAAGAATGGTCTTACGTCACTAGGAGTGATTACTCTTTTGAATACCTTAGTAATACCGTTAACAACAACTTCTCTTTTAGTTATAGTATAGTTAACTAACCTATTACTACTATCAAAGTTTGGTATTTTAAGTCTGTTAGGAAATCCTTGAGAATTATATGGAGATGAGAAATCAATATCTTCTACGTTTTCGAAAACTTGTCCTGCACCTAAAACTTGTGATCCTCTTCTTAATTGACCCAAATATCTTTCATCTTCTTTATCACCAAACGCAGGTACTGTTATTGAAAAATCAACTAAAGCAACTGAAGGTCTTTGACCCGGTAACTTTAATCCATAAGTTCTTGCTATGTTATAAATTGAAGATCTTTGTTGTGCATATTGAAGAACTGTCTCTTGAATACTTCTATCAATATGATAATGTAAGTTATCTGCAACGGCAGCGTTTAAATCCAAAAACACTGAGAACACCGAAGCGTCATTAAAGTTTTGAATTAATTCAGGATAATAAGTACGAACGTATTGTATAAGTTCGGATCTTATTCCTTCGAAATCTCGAGTTGTATATGATATCTTACGATTAGCCATCTATCTTAAATATTGATAATTACAAAATCACTTGTGGCAAATGCACTGTCTTGGACAGAGTATTCTATTTTTATTTTTGCAGTATACTCTGCGGTTCCTTTTCCAGGATATCTGTAAACAGGTGATGTTGGTAAATTTGATGTAAAAGCGTTGTCGTCAGCCTCTTCTTGAGGATCTAATGGGGCAACACTTATTTTGTTTATTAATAAATTAGGAATATATTTTTCAACCGAAGCCCTAATATCTGATTCAATCGCATCAAATGTTAAACCATCAAATGGTTCAAAAAGATACTCATAGAGTCTTGTACCAAAGTCAGGTAAAAAATATCTAGATCCTTTTCTAGTAAGAAGTAGGTTAATAAGATCCGCTCTGATTTCTTGCCCTGCAGTGTTAGTTAAATCTAAGTAATCACCACGAACAGAATCCCTGAAAGGAAAATTTATACCATATGTAGTTCCGTCTCCCATATAGTCATAAATATACTTGCTTTATTTTTCAATTAAAGTAGTATTGCCTTTAATTGATTTTGGTGTATAAGGACAATGTCTACATCCACTACCACAACAATAACCTCTTTTTATGTGGTACTCTTCTTTCATTACCTTAAACCCATTTTCCATATAAAACTCAGAAGGGAGAAGTGTTACCTTCTCCCTTTTGATATTTTCAGTTTTATTCATCTATTATTTTTAATTGATGTGTATATCCCGTTTAAAATATTCTGGACTAAATTATCGTGACTCATTATGCTGTTACAACCTCACATGCTCCCCCCGCACAAGCAACTTCACCTGATAAATCAGTATTGTCGTCAATCTCAACAATTTTAGACAAATCAACGTCTTTTAATGTTTCCATTAACTCTTCATATCTTTGTTCAGTACAATCTTCAAATGGTGCCTGTATGTATGATCCACCATCGTAAGGTAATACAGAAAGACCATTATAATATTCTCTATTCTCCCACATCCACTCTCCAACCGCAGGCCACTCGTGCTCTCTGATTGAAATTGTTGCAGATACGTTATGAGCGTTTGATCCACTTCTGTGACCTGGTTTAATCCATTCTTGTTGAACCTTCTTCACTCTCTCCAATAATTGGATTGGTGATTCGTTTCTTAAGATAGATCCTTCAGGTGCTTTTTGTGGAATACCGATAACCGCAGTATCATGTGGTCTAAAGTATTCATCTTCAACAAGTTCAGGATGGTTTTGTTTTAAATGAGCATAGATTGATTCGTTTTTACCAACTCTAACTCTTCTAACATAATAGTCATTATGCCAAGCATGAATACCTGATGAAGTACCTAAAGTTAAAGATGTAGTTCCTGCTGGTTTAACTGTTGTTGTTCTTGCCGCAGGATTAATTTTTAATAATTCAGCAACTATTTTATTCTCTTCTTTAACAACTTTAGCTGCTGCTTTCATATCTAATTTTAATACAGCTCCTGATCCAATTCCTGTCATAGAGATACCTACCAAAGCATCTTTTTCAGTTGTTCTTTGCCAAATTGGTCTTAAGTAGTGAAAGTTAGTATATCCAGCTTGAAGTGTTCCAATGAATGATGCTGCTCTTACTCTTGATTCATAGTCTTCTTGTGATACAACGTTTGATACGTTAACCTCAGTAAGGTTACAGAATTGGAATGGTCTAAGAGCGATTTCACAACAAGGATTAGTTCCCCAATCTTTATCGTTACTTAAGTAGATACCAGGTTCTCCTGCTCCACTCGCCTCAATTCTTTTCCATAAATCCATAAAATAATCTTTATTTATTTTATGTCTCATTAAACTAACTGAGTTATTAGCTCTACCTCTCTGTGGATTCTTTTCCCACCAAGCCCCACTCTTACAACTGATCATTTCATCATCAGATGCAGAGAATAATGAGATAAGTGCCGCTCTTCTAATACCACCTGCCAATACCGCATCTGCAATATGACAAACCATATCATGAACTTCAATTGGTCTCAATTTTTGACCATCTTCTTTTGAATCAAGAATACCTTCTAATTTGATAAGACATTCTTT